CCAGACGGACCAGATGTTCTAACAATTCTTGTAACAAACTTATCGCCTTCTGCTATCTCAGTAGCAGGTCGTGTTTCGTGGACTGAAGCCCAAGCCTAACTCGGAAGAGGTAAGCAAAATAACAAATCATTTCAACTTAAAGACCCCCCAAGGTTTAAAAAAATGGGGGGTCTTTCTCTTTGTTACGGCTTTGGCGTTCTCATTTAATCTTTGTATGAGTTCTGCCTTTGCAGAACAAACAGGACCAGTTCAAGTAACTTGTGCAAATGGAACATTTAATACTGGTTGGGATAATGCCAATCCACACTTTAGTGATAAAGGAAATATCGCCGCTCATTATTGCGAGTTAATTCATAACACTACTTATGTAAGTACAACCGCTTCTCAATCTTTACAGTATTACAATGGAATTGCACCTACTCCTCAGCCTTCCACTTCTCCAACACCTGAGCCAACTCCAAGTCCATCTCCATCTCCCGAACCAACGCCTCAGCCGACTTCAACTCCTGAACCAACTTCCACGCCAACGCCATCTGCATCACCTTCACAAACGCCCACACCAGAACCGAGCCCAACAGTAGAGCCGACACCAACACCCACTCCATCATCTACTCCATCTCCAACTCAGAGTCCGTCTCCAACACCTTCACCATCTCCTTCAGAAACAGTAACGCCCCAACCGTCCCCAACACCGACACCAACAACAGAACCAATACCTTCTTCATCGCCTAGTCCTTCACCATCAACTTCGAACGAGCCAAGTCCAACTCCATCTCCAAGTGCGACACCCGAAGTTTCTCCTTTGCCAACTTCGACTCCAACTCCCGAGCCTTCTCCTCAAGTGACTCCAAGCCCAGAACCAACTCCTTCTGTACCGAGTCCAACTCCTTCTCCAACTTCTCAACCCGAGCCAACCACCACTCCTTCGTTACCTCAACCATCTCCTACTCCTTCTCCCGCTGTTGAACCGACACCGCAACCTGCAATCGAGCCTTCGCCAATACCAAATCCGATTCCAACTCCCGAACCTGCTGTCGAACCTGAACCAATTCCAACTCCAACTCCTTCAACTCCTGTTGAACCAACTCCGAATCCCGAACCTGAACTGCCACCAGTAGAGCAAACGCCATCAGAACCAATAGAGCCAGCGCCAACAGAACCGATAGAACCTGAACCAATTCCTGAGCCTCCTATTATTGAACCATTACCAGAGCCTACTCCTGTCGAGCCTCCTATTGAAGTAGAACCGCCAATTGCAATTCCTGTTGAACCAGTTCCTATTGAACCTCCTGTCGAAGAACCGTTACCACCAGTTGAGGAACCACTACCTCCAATCGAAGCAGAAGAACCACCAACTCCAATTGAACTGCCTCCTGTTGAAGAAGAATTGCCACCACCTATTGCTGAGTTACCTCCTGCCGAAGCGTTAAGTGATGCTTTAGAAGATGGAAAGATAACTGAAACCGATATAGAAGCGGTAGTAGATTCTTTAATGGCTGACGGAGAAGTTACTGAAGCCGAGGCAACTGCTCTCATTGAAACTTTATCTGATAGCGGTCCTTTAAATAAGGCTGAAGAAAAACTAATCGTCGAAGCACTATCCGCTGATGGAAAAGTTACTCAAGCGGAAGTAAATAACCTTTCTGAAACTTTAGCCTCTGACGGAAAGTTCACAACCGCCGAAAAAGAACTTGTTGCTGAAGTTCTTATCGCCTCTGCTGAAGGTCAAGCCGTTACCGCTGAAGCCATTCAAGAGGCTGGAATCGACTACGCCGACTTACCCGACACGCAACCAGTTGAGGTAAGACAGGATGAAAACGGTAACGAGGTTATAATTAGTGCAGTAGTTGCAGATGCCCTTGAACTCCTCGAGTCCCCAGCCGAGATGTTAGTTGCAATCTTTGAAAGTCCTGCTCAACTTATATTTGCTCTTGGAAATCTCGGAGCGGATATGTCTGAAGAGGAAAGAGATGAAGCAACTAAAACTGTTGTAGCCGCCACCATTGTCGGAAACATAGCAGCAACAACTGTCGCCGCAAGTGCAGTTGGAGCCGTAGCGTATAGGAGACCAGTATGAGAGCCTTTTTTGTAGATTTAATCGGTCAGTTATTTACCCTGCTTGGAATGTTTATTGCTTGGATTGTTCTTGACGGAACAGCCAAAGGTATTGTGGGGTACGCAATTATGTTTGCGGTAGCGGTATGGATTATTACTTACCCAATACGCCGACAAAGGAATGAAGATGAATAACCTCGGAAATATACTTATGCGAATACTTGCTGTGTTCGCCGCTTCCGGTCTTTCAGTAATTGGTGCTGGTGCTGTCTTTGGTATCGATACTCTTTCAGCCGTAATGATGGCTGGCTTACTTGGCGTATCAACTGTCGTTGAAGCCTTATCGCGTTCTTTCCTCCAAGATGGTAGATTGACTCGTGATGAAATCAACGATGCCTTTGCAAAAGTTGATAAACGAAAGGACAAGTAATGGCTTTAGATATTAAAAAGTTAATGGAGTTGTGTAAGGCTTCTATTGGTTATACAGAAGGACCTAACAACAACACTACTTTTGGTAAGTGGTATGGACTTAATAACCAACCTTGGTGTGCGATGGCTGCCTCAAAAATGTATTTTGATGCTGGCGGCATTACGGCAGTTGCTAATACTAAAAAAGGATTTGCCTCTTGTGATGCTTGGTTAAAGTATCTCACTAAGAATAACCAACTCGTACCAATCGGACAGGCTCAACAAGGGGACATTGTTTTCTTCCAATTCGATGAAGATGCTCAACCTGACCATGTAGGTATTGTTAAATGGCATAACACCGCTCTGAAGTATGTTCAAGTTTATGAAGGAAATACTTCTTCAGGTAAGGCTGGCTCACAGTCTAATGGTGATGGATTTTATCTAAAGAAGCGTGATTATAAAACCATTATGGCAATTGCTCGACCAAAGGCTTAAATAGTACTAAACTAAAAAGGAAGGTAAGACTCTCACCCCAAGTTAGAGAGTCTTACCTTCTTTGGTTATTATTACATACGACCTAATTGATGTCCTTGTCTTGTCGGTGGCTCGCTGTATGGTGTCTTATCCCAAGCGAGAGGAAATGTATGGAACCTGCAACAGTAGATGAGTTTGAAACTCAAGAAACTCCTGAAAGAGAAGCCTTTATTGTTGATGATTTACAGAAGGCAACATGGGCTATGAGAAAAGCAAGAAGTGTAGTTGTTGGATTAGAAGCCAACGCTGCTATTGCTAAAGCAGAACAAGAAAGAATCGCATTATGGCTTGAAGAAGTAAATAAGCCTTTATTGCAAGAAAGAGAGTTCTTTGAGAACCACTTAACTGCTTATCTTCGTAAAGAGCGAGAGAAAGACCCTGATAAGAAATCTATCTCGACTCCTTATGGAAAAATTACTTCTCGAACCACTCAACCGAAGTGGGAAACTGAAGAAGCATTAACAGACTGGTTAATGAACCATAACGATTCATTGATTAGAATTAAATACGAAGTAGATAAAGCCGAACTTAAAAAGGCTTATAAAGTTGAAGGTGTTCAAGTTATTGACCCTAAGACTGGTGAAGTTGTTCCCCATATCCAAATTACCCCAAGCGATATTTCATACAAAGTGGAGGTTGAACTATGAGTAACACAGGTGGCGTTTTAGTAGTAACACAAGAACAAAAGAACTGGGACGAGAAACAACTCTCGGCTCTAAAACAATTAGGACTTCAAGAAGCAAGCGCTGGAGATTTAGGAGTCTTTCTACACTTCTGCCAACGAACAGGATTAGACCCTTTCGCTCGACAGATTTATATGATTGGTCGTGCTGGTCGTTTCACTATCCAAGCATCGATTGATGGACTTCGTTTAGTTGCTCAACGCTCAGGAAAGTATGGAGGTCAAACTCCAACTTATTGGTGTGGAGAAGATGGAGTGTGGGTAGATGTGTGGTTAGAAAAGACTCCACCTGCCGCCGCTAAAGTTGGAATCTATCACCAAGATTGGCGAGAGCCATTATGGGCAACCGCAAAGTTTGATTCGTATGCGGTTCAATATAATGGAAAACTTTCAGGACTTTGGGCAAAGATGCCCGACCTTATGATTGCTAAATGCGCTGAAGCATTAGCACTTCGTAAAGCGTTTCCTCAAGACCTTTCAGGTATTTATTCTGCTGAAGAAATGGAACAGATGGAAGTGAGTGCCTCACCTCTCCAACCAATTAAAGAGGTTAAAGAGTTGAGCAATCAAGTGGTACAAGAAGTTGTACAAGTAGCCGACATCAAGAAGTTTCTTGATGAGATACAAAAGGCTAATTCCGAAGTAGAGTTGGAAGCCTTAAAGCCAACTTTGTCTGAAGCCAAAAAAGCATTAGACTCCGACTCCCTTACGACACTTTTTCAGGCTTATAAGAAAAGAGTTGAACAGGTAACTATGGAATAAAGAAAGGGCAATAATGGAATCCCAAGACAAAATTATTGCCGACAACTTCTTTGCAATTATTCCTGAGTGGCTTCTCTTTGCAGATATAAGTCCTCAAGCCGTTCGACTTTATGGAGTCTTAAGACGATACGCAGACAGAGATGGGTCGTGCTTTCCTTCTAGGAAACGACTCGCCTCTGATTTGCGTATGGAATCTACAAAGCCAGTTGATAGGGCATTAAAAGAACTTGTTACAATCGGTGCAATAACTATTCAGCATCGACATACAGAACAAGGTGATTTACAATCTAATCTCTATACGGTTCTTTCTGTGCCGATAGGTGGGGACGAAAAACTCTCTACCTCGCCTCTTTTCGGTCCTCACGGTAGTAGCCGAAAGGAAGCCACGGTGGGGACTGAATCCTCCCAAATAAGGAAAGCCATTATAAAGGAGAGTCAAGATAAGGAGATTCCGAAACAATATCTTTATCTTTGTAATTTACTTGCTGACTTAATGGTTAGTAATGGAGTTAAGCGACCAACCATTAGTGGTAAGTGGATTGGCGATATCGATAAGTTAATTCGGATAGATGAAAAGACTGTTGAACAAGTTGAAGCGGCAATACGATGGTCGCAAGCAGACTCGTTTTGGTCTTCTAATATCCATTCCCCAGCCGCGCTTAGAAAGCAGTATGAAAAAATGAGACTACAAGCCCAAAGAAGTAAGTCCTCAAAGGGTGTTGATGTAGTTCGTGATTACATAAATAACTTAGGAGATGAATGAATAAACAAGAGTGTGCCATTTTAGTAGGAATGATTGCGAGCGCTTATCCCTCATGGAAGCCGACTCAAGAGACAGTATCGGTCTATGTGGAACTCTTAGCCGACTTAGATAAGAACGAGGCTCAAAACGCTCTTAGAAGCCTTCTCATGGCATCAGAATTTCCTCCCTCGGTAGCCGCTATTAGAAAAAAAGTCCTAGAACAGATGGATGGATTACCTCTTACTAAGAATGAGGCTTGGGAATTAGTTATGTCGCAAGTCCGTAGATATGGTATTTATGAACGACCCACCTTTGACGACCAAATCGTTTCACAAGTTGTTCACGCCATTGGCTATCGAGAACTTTGTTTAAGTACCAATACCGATACTATTCGCTCACAATTCTTTAAAATGTATGAAGAGCAAGCCGAGAAACATTTAGAAGTACAACTATCTTCCATAAGTTTCAATCGGCAGTTAGAAGGTATTAGTGCCAAAGAAATCGAGGCGTAAGACAGGAGCAACTACTGAAGTGCGAATGAGTGTAATGGTTCGCGCTGGCTTTAGATGTGAGCGTTGTGGAGTTTCAATTCAGTCAATTCCAATGTCTATTCATCATCGCCGACCAAGAGCGATGGGTGGAACGCACCGACCTGAAACTAATTACCCTTCAAACTTAATGGCATTATGTGGTTCAGGAACAAGTGGTTGCCACGGATATTTAGAGAGCCATAGAAGCGAAGCGATGGATTATGGATTCATTGTTCCACAATTCGAGATGCCAAATAATGTTCCAGTCAAAACTATTGCAGGTTGGGTCATGCTTAATGATGACGGCTCACTTACCACTACACTTGAACCTCTAAAGGAGTAAGTGATGAATGATGAATTAGATGCAGTCGTAGAAATAACAGACGCTATTAATCGTATTGAGTTAGAACTTACTGCTTTGAGAAAAGACCGTAAAGCGTTAATGGTTAAATTAAGACAAAACAAAATAACCGCTCGTAGGCTTTCTGACTTATTAGGTATGTCTGAACAGAATGTTCATAAAATTGTAAAGAGTAAAGATGTCTAGAGTTGTTATTTGTCCTACTTGTTCGAAAGAAATAGAAGTTCGTCAAGGGATATTCGCTCATCAAACTTTAAGTCGCCACCTCTTGGAACATAAATGATTGATGCTTTACTTCAAGAGATAGAAGACATTCTAACTGAAGGCAAAATTGTTATTAAATATGATACCTATTGGTTCTATTTATATTTTGATTACGACATTAAATTAATTGAAAAAGTTAGAGAGATACCTCGCTCTCGTTACTCATCTATCTTGAGAGCGTGGAGTGCACCTTATGAATCCGCACTCGAAGTTTTAGAGTTTGCTACCGATACACAAGCACAAGTCCATGAGAGTTGTACGGAACCTTTTATTGAAGCAAGAAAAATGTATAAACAAGTTGCCGCTTCGAGAGCAACAGACTCAAACTTTGAAGTAGAAGGTTTAGGTGGAGAACTAATGCCTTTCCAAAGAGCAGGAGTTGAGTATGCGGTTAATGCCAAAAGATTATTTATTGCTGATGAAATGGGTCTTGGAAAGACTGTTCAAGCATTAGCGGTTATTCATAAACTAAATACTTATCCAGCAATTATTGTTTGTCCGGCGAGCCTAAAGATTAACTGGCAAAGAGAAACAAAAAAATGGCTTCCAAAAGATAAAACGGTTGAAGTATTAAGAGGTCGCAAAGGCTATGTTCCAAGTGCCGACATAGTGATAGTTAATTACGACATTTTAGATTACTGGGCTTCTTTATTGAATGGCTTTAAAGCAGTAGTGTTTGATGAAAGCCATTACTGTAAAAACCCAAAAGCAAAAAGAACTAAAGCCGCTATTGCGCTCGCAGATAAAGTCCAAGAACCAATAATGTGTTTAACTGGAACTCCTGTACTTAATAATCCTTCTGAATTGACGGCTCAACTTAGAATCCTTGGAAGATTGAAAGAGTTTGGTGGCGCTTCAAAGTTTAGAGATACCTATACAGGCAACAGACACCTGCCTGAATTGAATCGCCGACTGAGGCAGAGTATGTATGTTCGAAGAAGAAAGATAGATGTATTGAAAGAGTTACCGCCGAAGCGTTGGAGTGATGTAATAGTTGAGCCTGCTTTTGACCAAATGAAGAAATATAGAGAAGCCGAATCCGATTTAATTTCTTTCTTGGCAAGGCGAGCACATGAGTCTGCCGAAAAGGCTGGTGCAACTACTCACGAAGCAAGAGAAGCCGCATTGATAGCAACAATGAAAGCACAAGCAGCAGAACAATTAGTTGCCGTTAATACTTTAAAAAAATTAGCGAGTGAGGCCAAATACTCATCTGCAGTTGAGTGGATAGATAACTTCCTTACCTCTGAGAGCAAGTTAATTGTTTTCACTTGGCATAAAGACCTAGCAAATAAAATAGCAAAACATTATGGGGCGGTTAAACTGACTGGTGATTCAACTATTGAAGAAAGAACTCATGCTGTTGATACTTTTCAGACCGACTCAAACTGTAAAGTTTTTGTAAGCACTCTTAAAGCAGGTGGAGTAGGAATTACCTTAACTGCTTCTAGTGATGTTTTATTTCTTGAACAAGGTTGGACTCCAGCCGATATGGACCAAGCCGCCGACCGAGCGCACCGAATAGGACAACAAGATTCTGTAACCGCTTGGACTTTAATTGCCGAAGGAACGATAGATGAAGACATTAAAGAATTAATTGCCTATAAGAGAGAACTTGTAGATGCTTCTACCGATGGTAAAGTTTTAGAAGATAAACAAAACATCTTGACTGATTTACTAATTCGACTAGCAAGGAGGGGTGTAAATGAAACGAATGGCTAAATTGTTCGTCTATGGAACTTTGCAACCAAAAGGTTCGCTCCACTCAATGATTAGAACGGTTGCTCAGAATTACGAACCAGCGACTTTACATAACTACGCTCTACACAAACACCCATTAGGTTTGTATCCTGAAATAACCAAAGACCTTAATCGAACTGTTAAAGGAACTTTGATGGATGTTCAAACTAATACCGAAGACTTCTTAGAAGTATTAATGATGGAAGTCTTTGCTGGTTACAATGCTGAAGTGTTAGAAGTTAGAACTCGACACGGATTATTAATTAAGGCTTTAACTTTTGTTGCAAAAGATATTCCAAAAGGATTTTTGATTGAATCAGGCGATTGGCTTGAATACGAAAAATCTTTGGCGTTCAACTTGCAAATCTGAGCCAAAACACCAAAATCCAATCCCAAATCCCAATCCCTGCGTAAAAAAAGTTTCAGCCCTGCGGGGATTCAAGTTAGATGTAGTTGTCTGCGTACTCAGGAAATTGGATAATTGGCCTATCGCAGAAAGCGATACTCAACCCAAGGAGTAGAAAATGACACAAAGAAATACAAGACACGAAGAAGCACTAGCACTTCGTAACTCAGGAATGTCTTACGGAGCAATCGCTCGCCAACTAGGTTATGGAAATTATCCTTCAGCCGCTCGTTACGCGGTTATGGCGGCTCTTCGTAATCAAGTTTCAACAACAACTGTTGAGGTTCGTCAGTTTGGAATCGAAGCAGAGTTTTACAACATCACACCTTCACAAGCAGTCGCCGCTCTTCAAGCAGTTGGCATTAGAGTTTCATTTGAAGGTTACACACACGCTGTAACTTCAGATTGGAAAATCGTTACAGATGGTTCAGTAACTGGTCGCAACACAGGACAAGGAACAGGACTTGAATTAGTTTCACCAATCCTTAAAGGCGAAGAAGGACTTCTAGAACTTGAGAAGGCTTTGAACGCTCTTGATGGTGCTGGCGCAAAAGTAAATACAACTTGTGGACTTCATGTTCATGTTGATACCGCTGGTATGAATAATGTGCAACGCAAGAACTTCTTTAACTCTTATGTTCGTAACCAAGAACTAATGGACCGTTTAGTTTCACAATCACGCCGTAACAATAGAAACTACACAATGCCTTACTCACCAAGCCAAGTAGATGTGTATGCAGAATGTGCCGCAAATGGTCGTGGTGGTAATAATCGTTACTTCACAGTTAATACTTGCTCACTTCCAAAGTATGGAACTCTTGAATTTCGCCAACACCAAGGAACGCTTAATGGTAAGAAAGTTGTGGCTTGGGTTCAGATGCTTCTAGCAATCGCAAAGACTGCTTCAGTATCAACTTTAGAAACTGAAGGACTTATGACTTACTCAACAGTCGCTGAGTTCCTAGATGCTCACAATGTGGATGCAACAACAAAGTCATTCCTTCTTCGCCGCGAGGCTCAACTAAACCGCGTATCAGTAGCGGCCTAACCCAACTAAGAAAAGGAGAACTATTATGTGTGGAATCGCAGGATTTTGTGTTAAGGCAGAAGACCATATTGATGCAAAGGTTTTATCAGCGGCGCTCTTGGAAGGAATTATTGAGCGTGGTCGTGATGCAACAGGTGCGGCTTGGTATAACGCCAAGCAGAATGAAGTCCGTTATACAAAAGCGCCTTACAGCGCCAAGACTTTCGTTCAGACTCGCTTACCTTTAATGCCTAGCGGTGTAAAGAATGTAATTCTTCATACTCGCTTTGCTACTCAAGGCTCACCTAAAAATGAACACAACAACCACCCAATCGTAATTGAGAACTTGGTTGGAGTTCATAACGGTCATATTTCTAACGACAACGAGATTCTAAGTCGCTATCCTGACCACAAGCGTATTGGTCAAGTAGATTCAGAAGCCGCTTTCGTAATGGCAAAGTATGAGTCAAATCCTTTGACCGCCTTTACAGATATTCAAGGTCGTGCCGCTCTTGCTTGGATTGATGGCGACAGAGGTCGTGAATTGAACTTGGCTCGAGTAAGTGGTTCGCCTCTTTGTGTGGCTCAGACTCCTCTTGGCTCAACTGTGTTCGCTTCTACCAAACCCATTCTTGAGAAGGCGATGAAGAAGGCTTCGCTTAAGATTGAATGGATTGCTGAGATGGAAGAATACGAATACATGAAGGTTCGTAGCGGTGCGATTGTCGAATACACCGACTTCAAGCCTGAGTGGGTAAAAGAGATTGAGAAGGCATCTCTTAAGAAGTCAGGTTCTTATTCTTGGGATTGGGACGACACCGACTTGGGTAAGGAACACGGTGGCTGGATGCAATCTGTGATGTAATAACCATGTGAGTCAAACGACATGGAGAGTCCGCTTTGCTGATGGTTCTTTAACAGAGAGCCAAACAGCAAGCGGACTTCTTCATAAAATCGCCTCACAACATTGGCACTACAACAACAATTTAAACGACAAAGAAAACATACTTTTACGCTTCTATGAACTCACAGGTGGTTGGATAGACCCCGATTTAGATGATTATGACTTCCTACAACTCCTAAGCGATGCCGATTTATTAGAGGTAAAAGCACCCATAGTTTCATAACTATGGTTTAGGATTCAAGTATGACCCCAATTCAAGTACGAGCCGAAGTCGTTCCTATTGAAAACTTAAAGCCCTACCCAGTTAATCCTCGGCGTGGAAACCTAAGAGCAATTCAAGAGTCATTAAGAGTTAATGGTCAATACAGACCAATCGTTGTACAACAAAGCACCAACTTTATCTTGGCTGGAAATCATACTTGGCAAGCGGCAAAGGCTTTAGGTTGGTCCGAGATTGCAGTTTCATTTGTTGAGTGCGATGAGAAGTCGGCTAAGAAAATTGTTCTTGCAGATAACAGAACGAGCGACTTAGGTTCGTTCAACGATGAGTTACTTCTTGAACTTCTTGAACAGTTAGATAGTTGGGAAGGAACTGGGTACGAGTTAGATGATTTCGATAAAATTGATGGACTCTACGAAGCGCCATTACCTAACTTAAAAGAAGATACAAGCGAAGATAAACCTTCTGTTGCGCCTCCTGCTTCAAGTGAAACCGAACACCTTGTCCGTATTGGAGTTTATGTAATTGAAGCCGATGAAGATGAACTCAAAGCCTTAAGTAAAGGCTTAGGAGAGTTAAGTAAAGGAAAGAAAGAACAAATAGAAATACTTAAAGAGCGGCTTGGGTTCAAACAAAAGGTAACAAAAGGTGACCTTTTGGAACCTCATAAAGTAATTATGGGTGGTACTGAAGTGGTATCAATTCTTCATGTCCGACCTCACCCTTATAATCCAAGAGAGGGAGATGTGGGAGCCATAAGTGAGTCCTTAAAAGTTCTTGGACAGTACAGACCCATTGTTGTTAATAAAAACGACATGGTAATCCTAATTGGTAATCACACTTGGCATGCCGCTAGAGCATTAGGCTGGAAAGAGATTGCGGTTACTTGGGTTGATGTAGATGAAGAACAAGCAACTCGAATACTCCTTTCCGATAATAAAACAGCCGACCTAGCAACTTATGACGATGAAGAATTACAAATCCTCTTAGCGAGTCTTTCTGAGTTTAGCGGAACAGGTTTTGATGGAGACGATGTTGATTCCATACTCAAAGGACAAGATTCAACTCCCATACCTAAAACAGTTAAGGCTCAAGTAGGAACATTAACCTTCAAGGTGTCGAGGAATGAGTATCAAGTATGGCAGGATGAACTTCCTCTGAGCCATGAG